GACATAAATATTCCCCTCCTCTTCCTCAAAACCCTTGGCCTTCAGGTATGGATGGCGACCATAGCCGGACTGCTTGAGCATCGATGCCGCCTTGTTAGCCGCATCCTTTTGCATGAGGAGGCGATCATCATCGGCTTTGCGAGCAAGCTTTACAAACTTCTCTGAGTCGGTGTTGTTGCCATCACTCTTCCATACAGATACTTCCACATCGGTAGCATGGTTCTGGACATAGCCATGGTCACCCATGAACTTGACCGCACCATTTCTTTTACGTGGTTTATCCTGAGTTGGATATCTTTTCCACATCCCGACTGGCGGGTAATGATCGAGGAGAATGCCGTGTGCAGCGCAAAAGTTTAGGAAGTCCATTAACGCCTTCCTTTCTTGATCGCCCGAATGTAAGCCCGCTTCTTTGCTTCCACAAACTTGGTTACTTCCATGCTTGGTACGCTGATGTTGTCGCTCAGATTAACAGGCCAAACACCAAACTTATCTTTGTAAGTATGAGCCGCCCAACCTGGGGACTTGCCTTCACTAGCTACAAACCATTGGAGTTGTGACCACCACGCCTGCTTGTTGGCGCGCGACATCATTGCTAGCTCTTCCATTTCTCCTGGAAGCACAGACAAAACATTCTTTCTCTCTTTAACAAAGCCGCAGTGAGAACAAGACTCTGCATGCCGAGGCATATAGGCCTGACACTTGGGGCACTTGGCCTCCTGCTTTTCCTTCTCTGTTGGTTCTTTCTTAGTCTTCTCTTTGCCGTCATCTAATGAGTGGACGCCGTTCTCATAGACATCCTCCCAGTCCTCACGAAAGCGGAGGTAGTTACCCGAGTGATCAAGCCACACGGCATACGGCTTGTCATCTGGGTTTTCCTGATTGCTGCGCATCACCCGACCCATCTGCTGAATATGGGAAGACAAAGACTTGCTAAATGGGCGGGCTGATACGCCGATCATTACGTCAGGCACATCGAAACCTTTGGTCAGGATATCTGTGGCAATCAGACCGTGAATCTCTGTATCAGGCTTGGCAAAGTCTTCGATGACCTGCTTCTTAAACTCATCATCATCTTTGTAACTGATAGAGATAAAGTTGTAACCCTGCTCTGCGAACTTACGCATGAGATCGGTGCCATGATTTACGCCTGAACAAAACACAATCGTCTTGCGTGGACGATTAAAGATCTGATGTGTAAGCTTAATCCACTCTGTAACGATGTCGCCGGTGATCTGCATGCCACGCTTGGTAGCTTCACCCTGTGACCATTCGCCGGCTACTTTCTTTGCGCCAGTCATGTCAATCTCTTTGGCAACAAACACTTTAAGAGGAACCAACACGCCCTGATCCACCAAATGTTTTGTTGTAACTGAGGAGACTACATGATCATAGACGCGACCCAGTCCCTTAGTGAAGGGAGTGGCGGTGAGGCCTATCACTTTGACATCAGGATTATTTTTGATGAACTCGACTGTTTGTTCTCTGGTCTGATGGCATTCATCTACGATCAGAAGCTGTAGACCAGGAAAATCACCACGCTTTTCTAGCGTCTGAGCAGAGCAGACTTGGATACTTTCGTAGGGTCTAAACCTCCAATGACCTGACTGCAATACACCATGCTCAATGCTGTACTTCTCAAGACGCTGACTTGTTTGATTGCATAGAACAATACGATCCAAGATCATTGCCGCCTTGTTACCCTTCTCTTTTGTGGCGCGCAATAGCTCGATGGCCATCTCTGTTTTGCCTGCGCCTGTGGGTGCGTAAAGTATTTGACTACGTAGTCCTGCTGCAAATCCTTTGCGAAGACTATCCAAGATATGGGACTGGTAGTCCCTGAGTATTAGTGACATAGGAATTCCTCTACTGGGACACAAGCCCCCCAGCTTGGGCTATGGATTACTTGGCTTTTAATTGCTTTTGCAAATAGACCACTTGCTTTTTAAGCTGAGCATTCTCTGCTTGGAATTGATCACGGCTAATCTTGACCGAGTTCAGCTCAATGGTCAGTTGCTTGATCTCATCTCGCAGCTCGGCAATGGTTTTGCCGGCAAGCTCAGGATCTGCTGAGCCTTTAACTGCCAACTCATCTAACAGCTTCTCATTCTCTAAAACTAAGAAGTCGATAGCTTCCTGTTGCTTGCCGTCATCCACAGGTGTAGCAGGAGTAGCAGGTGTAGCAACGTCAAATGTTTTTTCTGCCTTTGGAGGCTTGGTCGTGCGGGTCTTGACCTCACCATCTTTGTCAAAGAACTTAACCTTCTCGGGCACCTTGCCAATACGCAACTTTGCAACTGTTACATGGGATACGTCGCAGATGCGACCGATCTGACGATTGCTAAATCCACTCCATTCAAAGTCATCACACAACTCTTTGGCATTGTGAAGCTTGTCTTGCAAGGTGGGTTGCAAACCATGCAGATTGTTTGCGATCTTGCTGTACAGGATAGCTTCACGCAACAAGCCATTGGTAACATAGCACTTGATCGAGGCCTTACCATTCTTGCGTGTGGCGTGATAACGATGGAAGCCATCACCCAACCAATACTCTTTGCCATCAAAGAATGCTTTGACGGGCTCATACTCTACGCCATCCTTCATCTTCTCGTAGATTTCTTCTACGTAATCCTCTTTGATACTAAGACGTGATTGTGTACCGCCAGTGATGTTGATTGCATCAATCGGCAAAGTCTTCAGTGCAAATACTATTTTGGACGGGTCGTAATTCATTTTTTTTCCTTGTTAGATATGAAGCCAAGATAGAAATATCTCCACTTGGTTTGTATGTTGGATGACTTGTATCTGGTTGTGCCCCACTCATAACTTAGGCCTCGCAGCGCCAAGATCTCTTCGAATCTTTGGCGTATCTCTTCGACTTGGTTCTTTGGCTTTAGCGACATAAGACCAAGCCCACAACTAAACCTATCGCAAATGTGACCCACGGAATCAGTATGGTGTCGCTATCAGCCTCGAACTTGTTTGGACCTTCCATCCATTCGAAATAGTCACTTGGAAATGCTTCCTGCATGGTGCGTGGAAAGCGGCGTTCTGTATCATTCATCTCTTCTCCTTTGTAAATAGGTGCAACTAATTATACATAATGTTAACTTGTTTGCAACCCATCTTTTTTAAATTGATCTTTAATAATGTGTTTTAAGGCTCGCCCCGAAGCTTTCTTATTGAAATAATCTACACCTGAGAAATCAATGTAGTCTTGAACTGTTCGTACTGACCCAAGTCCGTAAGCGCCCATATCCTCTCCACGAATCAAAGACTCTAGCCGCTTGGTTGCACGGCCTTGCATGGTTGACCAGTGCTCTGCTCTTTGCTTGGTGACCTCCTCGTCCCAATGTCTAGCTCGTTCTCCTCCCTTTGATTTTGAATAGAGGTGGTAGATGGGCATGCCAGGTACATGAAAAATGTCGTACCCATGTGTGTATGCCCGCAGTGCCATGGCTTGCTCCTCACCATTGAAGTACATGAATGGGTCATAAGGCACCTCATACACAAACTTACCTTGAGTAAACAAACAACCACCACCTATGTGAACACCTTCCACAATTTTGTCTGTGTCGATCTGCGCTGCAACAAACTTAAGCTTGGAATTAGTAGGCTCAAACTCGCCTTGAACTACATGCACTAGCGCGCCGTGAAAAACGTGCTTGGTAATAATTCCATTCTCTCGGTCATATGGGCTTGGGTAACTGGACACAATAGGCTTAGGACTAAGCTCTGAGCATCGTTCAGCCGCTTTGATGAACCATTCATCCCAATCCTGACTGAACACCATGTGCGCATCGATCTGAAAAAACCAGTCCTCATCGTTGTACATAGACATACATATTGATCTAGCCCAACAGGCACCACGGGACTCATGCGGGTTCACGCCAAGGTAGCGTACCTTCTTATGATCAGGCGTAATCTTTATTCGCTTCTCTGGCTCACGCTGCTCAACAATTCCAAACACTAAATCACTGGGGTACTTTGCGTATTTAATTGCATGGTTAACTGTAACCCCCAACAAAGAATCGCAATACGAAGCAATGCTTATAAAGATTGTCATTTTTTAAGACTCCGCACATAGGCCGCGAAGCTTGCCGTTGTATCTCCGCCATTCTTCATAGCATCAAACTCTTTAGCCACCTCTTCTAAGGTATCATTGCGGATCTTGTTGGTGATGGGATCAAGCTGACGTTGGATCATCTGCCTTTTGCGCCAACCCAAAGCCTTCTCCCAGATGTTTAACTCTGCTTCGCTCATGTATTCTTTTCCTTAAGTTTGGCTTCAACATCTCGAATTGTTTGAATCAAAGCCGCGCGCAAGGCTTGGTCTTTCTTTTCACCCACATTCCAAATCTCTTTGCGCTCTTCCTCCGTTAGCCCTTTCCAAGGGCGCACGTAATCTTGAATATCGTCATCCATAGTTACTCCTAATAAAAACGCCCAAAATCAGGCTCTTTGTTGTATTTGTTGACGTAGTCTTCCCACGATACTGCAAAGTCTTCGCACGTGAATAAACTAATAAGTTGCTTGTAACCCAAGTAATTTTGTGCATGCCCGTACTGGGTCTTGTCCACCATTGCTACATAATGCTCAGCAGTTGGAAGACCAAATGCATGCAAAGTTCTCACGGCAATTTTTAATGTGCCTTGTGATCCCGCTAAATCGTCCACCAAAAGCAGCGGCTTGCCGGTCACTCTGCCTTCGGTAAAATTCATCAGGCCGTATACCTTGCGTGATTTCTTAACCGACAACATAGGCTCACCAAGTAAAGCTGACATCGCAAGCCCAAGCGGAACACCGGCATCCTCACAGGCAACGATCTGCACGTTTTTATCCGGCAGACCTTGTACCAGTAACTCGCCCGCAGTTAACAAAAACTTGGGATCGAACAGGCATCTGCGCAAATAGAACTGCCACCTATAACTCATGTTTGGGGCTTTCGCAGGAATGTCTGCACGATTCGGAGGCACCCTGTAAATTCCCTTGTGGTCAATCTCTGAACGCAAGTACTCCAGCTTCTCAAGATTTGTCATTTTTATTCATGTTGATAATGAACTCTTGCATATGAATCAGCGCATGGTTATAGGCCGTCTGATACATGTAGTTCGGATCTTGTGAATCAAACAATGCATCGATGGTGTCAAGCGTGGCCGAACGAAAATTCTGAACGATCAAGCTAGCCAGTTGTTCAAACTTCTCTATGTCCTTATCACTTGCGTGACGGACAAAGCCAAGGCCGGCTTTCTCCGCTAGATCAAATAGCTCTTCACGTTTCATTATTTTTTCTCTATAACTCTGGCTAAGCTATCAATCGATACAGAAATGTTATTGAGTGCATCTGCAATGCTCTCTAAACCTTCTCTATGTGCTTCTGCAATTTCTTGCATGCCCTCTTTATGCACAACTCCAAGGTGTTCAATAGCACCCATAGAACTTGCGGCATCACCATTGCCTAAATAACAGGCGGCTTTAATAATTGCATCAGCAATTTGATTTCTATCTTCATTCATAGTGGACTCTCTTCAAAGTTTTCAGGGTTGAACTTGGGCACTTGCGTACCTTTGTCTTTTGGGTTTGGAAATACTGGAAATGGCCATGCCATTTATATTCTCCGGTTTAGGACAATTTTCTGGTGGTATAACTACGCACCACACAGCTGCATACTGCCTTCTTGGGACAGCTTCCCATCTATCAATGTAAGCATCAGGCATAGCGTGAACATTCTTTTTTACATTTGCCTTGTCACGCTTTACGGCCCACACGATCTGCTCTATCGTCATGCCATCACTGCTCTTTCTGAGCAATGCTCTGATCTGTTGCGTACAGTTCATTGACGTCTCATATCTTGTTTAAATAATGCCAGTGCTTCATCTTGGATATCACGCACAACATAGTCAGCCAGGAATCCAATCATCTCTATGTCTCTATGCGTTACAGACACAAGCTCCATCGCCTCAGGATAGTCTGGCTCAATCTTTAATCCGTTCTCAGTAGAACCCACAATAGCCGGCAAGTAATCCAGCGTGCAATCTAGCTCCACATCAGCTCTCACAAATAAATATCTCATCACATCTCCTTGTAGTTGGGATGTGTATGTTACTGCAAAAAAGTGCACTGTCAACAGGTATAAGAAAATAAATGTAGGTGCTACATTCTTGGTGGACTGCTAGGCTCTGTGGACATGGTTCTGCCTAGGGGAGGAGATCTCCCTTTGGCATACTTCCACATTCCCGGAGCCACTGGCTGAGTATCTTGTGGGCTGATCTTCTACTAAGTCCAATCAGCATCGAGCACTTTGCACAACTTAGTTGTGTCTAGCATGGCCGCTCGAACCTTCACTGTAAGCCGCAGGACTTGAACCCACGGGCAACAAAGGCAATTCCCCCATATGCGCTTGCATCTTCTTTGCGCAACTTCACAACAGATAAGAACGTCGTAGGATTGGTGGACTGCGGTCTACGCCTTGCGGCCTCTAACGCTTCCCTCATGCCAATCCAAAACCCGATAGAGTTCTGTCGCTAGTTGTCGTAGGAGGTGAGGCTGGGACTGCTCACATGAAGCAGTGTTTTTAAAACTTGCATTTACACCTAGGAGTTGCCGGCGCTAACCCGACAAACAATCCCAGTCTCAAAAACAAAAAGCCGTTTACAACTGCGTCCGGTCGGAGCCTTGCTTAATATCTCTCCCCACAGAAAGCATTAAGTAAAGCGGAACGCATGTGTAAACGGCCTCAATCATTGCCTCCGACAGCAACACCTCGTTTATATCACAGAATAAATTTACCTGTCAACTAGGTGACAGTATTAGGGTTTACCCATCCAAATGGTAATATTACCATTGCTATTAGTCCCCGCAAAAGCAGGCAATACCCTCCTCAGTGGAGGCAAACATATCCATTTGCTCAGTGGCAAACTTCATCATCTGCGAATAGCTAGGGCGATCACTACGGAACGTGCCGCCTATGGCATGCTCCTGCTTTGCCCACCACAGGGCTCGATCTGGGTTATCCCGAATGATGCTAAGCACTTGGTTGGGCCCCTTGAGAAAGCACAGATCACAGTTGCCAAGGTTGGTAACACCAGACTGGAACTTAAGCCCCAGGTCAAATGAGTTGGCCTTCCAAAATTCTTGTACATCCAACTGGCTAAAGTTTGCATCAATCAATGGAGTGCGGTTACCCTGCCTAAGCTTGGCAGCTCTACGCTTTTCATCCGCCCTGATCCCAAGCATCTGCTCAAACTCCTCTACGCCCCTAGACAACATGTATTTCTGGATGGGGATAACCTTTAGATCAGACGTACAGAAGCGCGCAACAGGGTTTGGCAGGTAGCTACGCTTGTTAATCAAGGCCGCAAAGGGCTCGCCGTCTCGACTGGCTGTCTCGTATGTAACTTCTTTCCAGCGATCCTTGGTCAGTTCCGCCGGCTGATATTCAAGCCAATGGATCTTAACGTTCCAGGCCTGAGCACAATCGTTAACGAACTTAAGTGTAGCCTCATCCTCTTTGCCGGTGTTAGCAAAACAGACTATTGCTTTCTCGGGCAAGCTCATGTCGTGAGCCTCCAAGACTTTATAAAGCATGAAGGCGGAGGTGCGGCCACCCGAAAAGGATATGACCGTAGGCTCGTCTATGTGAAAGGGATTCATCTAGCTCCTTTGAAAAAAAGCGGGAGCCTCAGCCCCCGCAAACTCAAACCCAACAAAGGAAAGAACGGCAACTGCAATCACCGTGCAACCATCCTAGCAGAGTTTGTTTAAAAAAACAACAGCCTCTTCAACCGAATTAACAATAACCAAGGGCCCACCAGTCCACTCCATGAAGAACTTCTCCTCCGCGTCAGTCAACTTCCTAGCCGATGGCACCTTATTTCCATCCTTGACTTCCATCAGGATTGTCCTCCCCTGATAGCCAACTAGAAGGTCAGGCAGTCCTCCGCCTTGGGTTACCACACGGACAGTGGCGCCGGCCTTGCGGAGGGCGCTAACTATCTCATTTTGATTGTCATCTATTCGGGCTGCGTATCTCATGAAAAATATTATAACAGGTAGTTGTTGACACATGCAATATGTGTGGTATATTTCTTTTCCCAAACCAAAAGGAGCGCAAATGATACAAGATAAAAAAATACAATTAGACATAGAAGGGGGTAAGGATTTAGCTGCAAAAATTATTGAGGT